AACAGAGGAATCATACTGTGTATATGTTTGGTTCTCCTTTTTCGTTGCACATTATTAGTATCATGCCTTTATAATTTTCAGCGCCACCACTAAACTCATATATTTGTTTTAGGAAGTTCTCTGGAATGGAGAATTCTATATCTTCTTCTTTCATAAAATTACATCTTGGTCTCCAAAAAGAGATGCCGTTATTTTGTCTTTGGAGTAAATCTCTACCAACTTTATACCATTAAAGTTACAAAAGTCAAGCTTCTTTTGGTCTCTTTTTAACTGATCTAAGTATTTAAGTCTATTTTTGTGGAAGTGTTTCACGTATTTAACGTGTTGGTCTCCTTGAACTTCTACAGCTATTTTTTTATTGGCATTATAAAAATCAAGTGATAATCTTGTTCCTACAATACGAAACTCTTCGAATACAATATCGTGAACCCAATAGCTTTTTAAGAAGTTTTTCACATTATTCTGAAATTTACTTCTGCTTTTACCTTCCCAATTAATTAAATATTTCTTAGCAGATTTTAGATTTCTCTGTTTGCCGACACAGTCGTAAAATTTCATGAGAATTCATTGATCGCTTTTTTAAAATACTCAACCAAGTAACTTGAGAGTTTGGGGTTTTCTTCTAGAGCTTGGAACACCTTGTGTTCACCTTGAAGCTTAGAGGGGAAATCAAAGCTATTATCAGCAAGTAGATCTGCAAAGTCATCTGTGACATTAATCCAGGAACCTTTTTTGGAAAGAAACTCCCAAGCAAAAAGCAGATCCACTATTTCTTTTTCAATCCAGATAGATGTTCCGTCTTTCCTGCCATACCTAACGGGATAGGTTATTCTTGAGTTAGTTTTTTCATTAGGAGATTTTTTGACTGTAACATTAGCAAAGTGACCTACTGGAGGGTTTTTTTGCATATCCATTTTTTTAACTGATGGGTTCTGAAGTATAATATCCTTTGTAAACCTGGGCTCAAATTCAATAATCCAATTGGCGAAGTGAAGTAGTGCGTTGCCACCTGTAGCACTGGTTTGCCTAATTGGAGCTTTAGTATATGGATCAAGCTTAATATCGGCTCTAACTTGAGAAATAAAGATAGCCATGTGACCTCTTTTAGACAAAGCTATAGACATCTTTTTCATAAATGTGGCGGCGACAACAGCACCCCCAGCCACCTTAGCAGAGTCCTCAAAGCTTTTGTCTTGATCGTTTTTAAGTATAAGGCCATCAACGGAGTCTAAAACAAAACAATACTTAGTTTTGTCTTCGTTATTTACGACAAGTTGCCTCATAAGATCCACAACTGTTTCATAAATATTAGATTCAAAAACGAAGCAGGTGCCAGCTACCCATTCATCAGCACTAAACACAAATTTAATGCCAGATCTTTTTTTCATTTCTGGGGAAAGACGCCCTTCAGCTTTAAAGTAAACTGCTTTAGAATTTGGCAATGTGATTAGAAAGTTTTTCATAACCTCTAAAGCTTCTGAGGTTTTGCCGCCCTCATTCATGCCGCAGAATCTATGTAAGCCTGGTCCAAACCCACCGCCAAGGTGGAGGTCAAACTGCAGCGACCCGCTTGACACTTTGTAATCAATTTCATCTTCGAAGTTGTAGTGATCTTCTTTGTTTGTCTTTAAAAAGCTCTTGAGTAAATTGTTTGAGTTATGTTGTTCGTTATTCATTTAAAAAATCTCTTGTTGTTTTGTTTTTCTTCTTTATTATTTTGTCTTCTCCTGTTTTGTCCCCTATATTATATTCCATATACTTATCTTTGTCAAACTTATAATTAAAAGCCCTCCATTTTTGATCTAGAGTATCTTTTAGTTTGTAGCTTAAAATATAAGCTAATGAATCAAACTTCTTTCCAAAGTCCAGAACAGCAAGGAACTCTAGGGAATATCTCTCTGATAGGGAGTTCATTATTTTGAATTCCCTTTGATAGAACTGCCTCTTGTTTTTATCAGGCACCTCAACCAATCTAGACAAAACAGAAAGCTTGTTGGTTTTTTTTGCTTTGTCTTTCTTCTTGAAAACATGTCCGCAAGAACAAGCAGCAGACCTACTTGAAAGCAGATCTTTACATGATGGACACTCTTTTTTACCTCTCGGCATATTTGGATATTACAACATATCCAAATCGTTGTCAACCATCTTTTTCACAAGACCTAAAAAGTCCGTTTTCCTTTCCCAGCCAAGTTCTCTTTCTGCTAAACTAGGGTCACCAAGAAGAAGACAGACCTCGGCTGGTCGATAATACTTCGGGTTGATTTGAACAAGTAGTTGATCACCGTGGTAATATTTGGATTGCGAATGTTCTCCAACCCAATAACATTGATCAGAACCAAAGCCAGCAAACCCAAATGCAGCCTCAACAAATTCACGAATAGTATATGTTTTGCCAGAAGCTAAAACATATTCCTTTGGAACCTCTAAGTCTTGATTTAGCATTAACCAAATGCCATGAACAAAATCTTCAGCGTCCGACCAGTCTCTTTTAGCCTCCAAATTACCAAGCTCAAGAGGAACTGGTGTTTTCCCATCTCTGATTTCTTTAACAATTTTAGCAACACCTTTAGTCACCTTACGGGTTAGGAACTCTTCTCCCCTTCTTATTCCTTCATGGTTAAATAACCACCCCTGTATGGCATAAAGACGATAAGAATCTCTCCAAACTTTAACTAGATGTCTTGCTGCGGCTTTAGATGCTCCGTAAGGGCTTCTAGGGCGCAGTGGATGCGTCTCGTCCTGTGGGGCAGTAACTACGTCGCCAAACTCTTCGGATGACCCAGCGTTGTAATAACGGCAATCTGGGCAGTGTTTGCGAATTGCTTCAAGTTGGTAAAGTACCGCCATGCAATTTGTGTTCATATGGTTTTCTGGCATATCCCAGCTAACCCCTACGAATGAATTGGCTGCAAAGTTAATAAAATAATCTGGTTTTTCTTCAGAAATAGCACGATCAACATTTGATTGGTCAGTGATATCAAGATCAATCAACTTAAATCTAGGATTATCAACCAGATGTTTAATATTGTCGTGATTCTTAACACTCAAACGGCGAACACCAGCAATAATTGTATGCTTTGTGTTAGCTAGAAGGTAGTCAGCCATGTGGCTGCCATCTTGACCTGTTACTCCTGTGATGATTATTTTTTTCATGTTTCTATTTATCGCCAAATGAATATCCAAAATTATTTATATCCCAAGAGAAAGTTTCTTCAACTTTGTTTTTGGTTTCTTCGTTATAGTATTCTTCATAAGAATTACCTATACGGTTAGATCCATGACGCTCTCTTGTCATATTATAGTTTTTAATACCAAATTTTTTAGTAACAATTTCAAAATCTTCTTCGATGTTTTCTAGTTTGATTATAAAATCCATTTTGTTTTCACCCTCTACCAAAAATTTGTTCCTAGAGAAAGAATTATGATTGAGGAATTTTTCGCCAATTATAAAATCTTCGAACGATCCATTAAAACCATGTCTAGATTTACAGTGGTGAAACCATGATACCATTCGGTCCCAGGGGTTTCTTATTACGCCAAACTTAAAGTAAGAATCTAATAAGTCTTTGCCGTGTAGTTCGTAGTGCCTCCACAGTTCCCAATGATTGGAATTTGGCGCTTCTATAACAGAACCCGCTAAGTGTTTCCTTAGTATTTTTTTAATACTGCCTCCTCCGCATTTAGGAGAATGAATGAAAACAAATTTATGTTTGTGTGATACCATGTCATTAAGAATCTTAAGCTCTTAGTTCTACAAGTATTAACGATTTGTCTTTGTTTATGGAATCCCCCTCTTCGAAATACCTGTCTTTAGAGATTAAATTAAAGGGTTTTTTCTCCATATTTAACCTCCTCCATTGACCGTTTGTAAGATCTGAATTTTGTTGGTGATCTGGATAAGAGGTAACAAGTAAAAATTTTGCTCCAGATTTTTCGATATTTTTTATTGCTTTTTTTACATCTTTATTAGTTAAGTGGCTTAAGCAATCTCTAACTAATACCAAATCACATTTTGGTAAATTACTGGAAGTGATATCCAAACATCTAAAATCAACACCTTTATATTTTGAAAGATTCAATTCGATTAGTTCTGGAACAATATCAACACCAATATAATTACATTTAAGTTTTATTTCTTTCATGTAATTATAGTCTCCACAAGGAGCGTCCAAAATTGAGCTTATATTGTATTTTTCTATTATCTTGGGTATTTCATTTATTAACTTCTGCGTTTGTTTTAATTCACTTCCTTTTCCACTTCTGCTTTCCCTGCTTCCCCAAAGATTTGTTGTAAAAACTTTTTTAAATCTAGATTGTAAGAATTGGTCCATTTACTCTTTTGTTTTGGTTATATAAAGAACTTGTTGAGCGTGTATTTTGATAATGTCTATTATAACAAAAAACTCTTTTATCTTTTTCTCCCAATCAGGAAAACTTCTTTTATTCACATGTATATCTCGACCGTTTTTATGTATGGCAGGTCCATTGTGAATTGAAAATATTTGAGTTTTACTTTTGCTGAGATTTTTAAAAAGCACATCTTCATACTCTTTTTCTATATGCTCTATAACGTCTATACAGATCATGGTGTCATATTTATGATCCTCGAAAGGTTCCAATATTGAGCCAACGATCATTTCGTTGTCTAGATTTATTTGGTCTATTCCATCAGCTTTAAAACCTTTAGACCTTAGTGATTTTACTACGTCACCCCTACCACAACCCACATCGAGAACGGTTCCTTCTATGTATTTTTGATACAGAGGAAACAGTCTCATGGCTGGGCATCTTCCAGCAGAGGCATTTCCATACCAATCTTGCTCCTCATAAACTTTTTGAAAAAAGTTAGCGTCAAACTCTTGTTTTATCGGGTCCATGTTTTTATTAGTATTTTACTATGTTTTGTTGCCATGGTCTTGGTCTTCCGTGAAAATGGACAATGCTATGTAAGTCTGGGTTGAATTTTTTTCCAAAATTTAAATCTTTTTTGAAGGAGACCACCCTTTCTTCGCATTTAGTGTGGCTTTGTATTCCTTTTGGATTAGCCTCCTTAAGTACAAAACCTTGATCACCCTCTAACCGCCCCCAAGCCGAATGCATTTATTTCATCGGGTCTTTAGCAAATTTTTCATAAATGTATCTTGCGTCCTCGTCCCAATACATTATTGAGGAACTGAATATGTCTCGCCAATGAATGTCGAGCATAGCAAAACCAACACCTTTTAAACCTTCAATTATATCTGTAATGTCTTGACGAATTATGTTGTCTAAATCAAAAAATAAACAAGGACCTTCGAGTTTGAACATTTCCATTTTAGACCACCATCCTCGCCAGTTGTGTTCAAGTTTTATGGAATCGCAGTCTAGATTATCAAAATCAGTTAAACATAAAAAAGAATGATTTATTTTAATATTCTTTTCACACATTTCTTTGATTTTATAAACGTGATTAGGGTTGAAGTCACCGCCGCTTCTTAATACTGTAATTATTTTTAAATCCATTTGTTATTTTTTTGTTAAGTTGTATAAGGGTGATCTGCTATCAGATAAACATTTTTCCAAAACGGTTTTAAATATAGTAGACAAAACCTCGTCTGTTTCTAAAATAATACTCTGTCTTTTTATCATATTTCTTAACATGTCTCCATCTGGAGCCAGTTTAAAGGTTATAACGCCATCCCATATTTCTTCTTGATTGCTTTTATAGTGTTGTAAAAGTTCTTCGTTTATATTCTTGTCTCTAATACATAAATCTGTACCCCATAATTTTATCATATTAACAGTCGTAATAATTATCATAGCGCCAGCAGCTTTTTCTTTGTCGGGGTGACCAGCGTAAGTGTCACATACAGAAACCAACCATCTAGTGTTAAATGTTTTGCATATGTCTTTTATATTGACTCTTACAAACTCATCAAACTCATCATAAGAGAAGTTAGGATAACCCCTCCTTTCAGCAACTATCATAGCAAATACTTTTTCAAGGAGTGGATCGTCTTTTGGTTTTTGTATTTCTAAACCAGCCATTTTAATTATTTCTAGCTTGTTCTTTTATGTTGATTTTTATATTCATGTCGCTTTCTTTAACCCCAATAAAGCCTAGCATGGATTTAACTTTTTCGTAATTATTTAAATCCTCCATATTAAACAAAGAGACGTTTTCTGGGTGTTTATTAATCAACTCTTCAATCAAAGAGTAATAATCATCATAGTATAGAGCTATAGCTTCTTCTTTTTTTATGTCTTCGTTGTATTTGGGGTAACATCTATCCCAAGGACATAAACGATAATAATCGCCAGAATGACTTTGCCAATGGTTTCGACCAAGGGTTTTACTTTCGTAAGATGTGACGGTATTAAATTTATTCCTTTTTAAACAAATAAATTTTGAGTCTGGGTATTTATCTAAAATATGATCTACGTAATTTATTAAGTAAAAAGCTACATCACCAACAAAGTCGGGGCTTCGGGACAGTATTTTACTTAAGTAAAAATCGAGACACTCACTATTACAATCCAAAGTTAACACTGGGTTATCTCCCAATTCATGAGATACTTCGAAGTTTGATTGTTCGTTGAGTAGCTTCGATAAAGAGTGAGTCCCACATCTTCCAGAGCCTAGTCCAAATATCAGTTTTTTATTCATCTTTCTAGGCTGTTCAAAAGCATTACAAACTCAAGACATTTATTATCACTTGTATCTTCAGGACTTTTCTTATAAGCAAAATCGTCTTTAAAGAAGTAACTGTGGTCATAATGCCACACAGTATTGTTCTCGTCGAAACTTATTCTTACTCCAGCTTCTTTTAGTTTTACCGAGAAATCAATATCCTCGTTATATTCAAAACCGTTAAGCTTACCGTAAAATGGTATTTCGTTGCTCCAGCTAATTTTTTCCAGCAAGGATTTTTTGCAAATAGAAAACGCTCCACACTGATAAAGAAGTGTGTGAGGATCTAATGTTTCATCAAAATCATAAGAAACCATCTTATGTCTTGGTAAATAAATAGACCTATCATAATATCTATCTCCGTCTGGAAGAAGTATTTTATTTCCAAGAACTTGCCAATCTGGATTTTTAGAATTGTAATCCAAAAAATTAGAATACCAGTTGCTAGGAAAAATAATATCGTCATCACAATGAACCAATATGTCTCCACTCGAATTTTCTGTGGCTATGTTTTTTCTGGCTCCTAAAAACTTTTGAAATTTGTGGTCTTCAATAATTTTTACCTTATCGGTTGCCATGCATGGTATATTATCACCAACAATTAAAATTTCATAATCACCTGAATTAATGAAGTTTTCATGAATGGATTTAACGCAAAGGTTTAATTCCTTTGGTCTTTTGCCGTTCGTAATTATGCAGAATGATATTTTATTCATTTGATAAAATAAACTTGAGAGTATCTCCAATTTTTCATGTAGTGCTCGTAATCTTCAATAAATGCACCGTGCCACTTATTACCTCTAAATAAAACAGCCCTGTTGAATTTGTGTTCTAAACTTTTAACGATTTTGTGTTTTTTTTCAAGTTTGAAAAACAAGTTTTCATGTTCGATGTTGTCAGGAAAGTCATAATCATAAATGTTCGTTCCCCCATTACCGCCCTGATCCATATAGGTTATCATGTTTATCGTAGACCATTCATCAGGTATTTTTTGATCATCATCAAGATGGGGGAAGTGTTGTTCTGTGTTTGATTTTTTTTCTAAGGCTTTGAAACAATTGAATTCAAAAGCCCTGTTTAAAACATCAATTTTTTGCCTTCCTAAATATTTTTTACATACATTCTCTATGGCAACCATGTCTTCTTCACCATAATTATATGGCCATGCATGATTTAATCTGCAATCAAGATACTCTTTTGTATTTCTTGTTTTTTCTGGGTCAACGTATTTCCAAAGAGGATAGTCTTGAGACTTCAGCCACGAAAGGATTTCTAATGGATTTTTATATATGTTGTCTATAACAACACATTCGTTTTCTTCGTCGAATGAAATATCCCATTCGTCTGAAAACTCAAAAAGTCCAGCTAAATCTATATACTTTTCCATTTGACTATACTAAGTCAAAATAGAAAAAAATCAAATTAAATCATCTTCAATAACCTCAACATTATTTAAATGATCGAAGCCATCAAAATAATCGACATCAACAACAGAAGACTCATCCCAACCCCACTCACTTAGAATTTCTTCCTCGTCCCACTCCAAAGCCTCTGAGGATACAGATTTGTTAACTGGCTTCTTACTCCACATCTTACAAGACCAATAACGAGGCGTAGTTTTATCCTTTGCTGTATCACACTTATGTCTAGCTCTAAAGCTACGACGGCGATCTGGATCATCCCTTTTAATCTCCATATTAGGATCACCAAACTTAACTACAACAACGTTGCCTGTTTTAGGGCTTTTCACATAAACACCAAATTTCTTTTTCTCCCCTTTAAGTCTAAAAGGTTTGTTTAGGGTTTTTTTCTCAGCCTCTGAATATTCAAGCTCTTCAGCTTCTTGGTTTTGATCCCACTTCTCTACACCAGCTTTTATGAGGTCAATACACGCTAAGTCTAGTTCTAAATCAGTAAAACCTACAAAAGCTTTCGATGGAGTTTCTATATAGTAAGTTTCTTCACCTTCTAATATATCTTTGTCTGCTAACCTATAAGAATCACTGACCTCTCTGCCTTTAGATAGTTTTAAAAAATTGTTTACTCTGGCCAATGCAAGTTGGCCCCTGGTTTTGTCAATCAAATGAGAATGCGAATAAACTGCGGAACCACGACGATAAACCTTCTTTAGTTGGTCTAATGTTATTTGGTTTTCGTTTTCTTCGTTATATTCTTTCTCTTTTGCTTCTAAGATAGAAGAAATACATTCTGTAAAAGAAACACAAGAACTTCTTTTTGAGTTCTTTGCTAAGTCTTTTATTTGATCAGAAAAATCGTATTCCATATTAGTTCTTTACACTAAAATTTTATAATAATGAAATCTTAACCTTCGCAAGATGTACATTCCATAATAGATTGGGCAAGAGCTTGACTTGGGTTCGTACTTCTTTGATAGTAAAAACCCTTGAGACCCATTTCCCAACCAAAAATCATAAGATCACTAACCTCCTTTGGAGAAGCTTTAGGGTGAACCATTAGATTTAAGGATTGACCTTGATCAATATACTTTTGGCGCTGAGATGCTTGTATCACAATCTCTTTTTGTGATACCTCTGAAAATGTTTTAAATACATCCTTTTCGTGTTCATCCAGAAAACTTAAGTGCTGAACCGATCCGTCCTTAATCAAAATTGATTTCCATACGGCTTCCGTGTTTTTCCCTTTAGATTCAAGGAGTCTCTCTAAATGGGGGCTTCTGATTGTGAATTTTCCTTTGGCTGAATTCTTTGTGTAATAGTTTACAGTCGGCTCAATTCCTTGAGATACCTGACCAAGAATAAGAGAACTTGTAGTCGTGGGAGCAACAGCCATTGTTGTTGTGTTTCTTCTCCCATAACCTTTTAATACTTCTGGCTCCCCAAAAACTTTAGCCAATTCTTCTGTGGCTTTATCTGCTCTTTCTCTGATTGTCTTGAAGATTTCTGCATTTTTCATTTTGGCTTCCATGCTCTCAAAGGAAATCATATTGTCCTGTAAATAAGAGTGCCAGCCAAGAACGCCCATTCCCAAAGCTCTAT